CAGATAAAATTGTACTCCGTGACTCGGGGGGGGATATATTTGCGGCAGGAGTCGGCATCGGAACGACGAGTCCGAGAGGTATGCTCGACATTTACACGGGTGCGACAAGTACGGCTGGTTTAATCATAGACCGATACGCGTCTGGGACGTACCGATCAGAACTGTACCAGGAATCGAACGGCCTCGCGATTAAAGTTGGGGACGGCTCGAACGCACCCGCCGAAAATATGCGTATAACTCGTTCAGATGTCATGATTCCGGGGAGACTCGCCCTCGGGACGTCCACTGCTTCTTCGTCGCAGTTCTACATAAGTGCCCCAGGTAATGGTACATCGACCTCTACCGGCGATTTACACGTGAACAACTCTGCGGGAATGACGCTATATGGAACTCGTCCGTGGATAACCACCACGAACGGACAGGGTCACACTGGCAAACTCTGCAGTATTAACCTTCACGCATCTGGTCACCAACCCGCAATCGAATGGACACGAGATACCGGACAGGGAACAAATCAAAGAAATTGGTTGTTACGCCAAGAAACTGACGATGCTCTGTACACCCGGCATTATAATGGTTCAGCCTGGAGTGTCCCAATGTACGTCAAATCAGACGCGGTCATATCTCAAGTCAACGTCGGCATCGGCGTCACAGACCCAGACCAGAAATTAGAAGTCAGAGGGAACATAAAGGCTTCATACAGTGACACCAACCATGGTATGTTTTTAGATGCCGGTGGAACCCTTCGACGCGATTACGGCGGCGCGGGGGCTGGGTTTCACTTCACAAACACCGCCATTTGGCCGACTGATTATTTGGGTGATTACAGCGCCGGTGGAATAAACTTTGGAGATTCGAGCTATCGATGGAATAATGTGTACACAGAGGAATTAAACGCATCTGGTGAAGTAATCACTGGAAACGTACTCAAAATTGGTGGAAACACAAACGATGAAACCGCAAAGACCATTTACTTTGGTGGAACATATGGCGACAATGCCTACGACCACTGCGTCATCGAACGTCGGGTGTGGAGTACCAGCACTGAAAAACAAGAACTTCTCTTGTTTTCGGGGAATGATGGCGAAAGCAGCGCTGGCCCAGATAGAATCAGATTGAAAGGCGGTCAAATCCTGTTCGATACCCTGAACAACAGTACGGATAGAACTACTGAAAACACCAAAATGATTATCAAAGCTAACGGCAACGTCGGCATCGGGATGACGAGTCCTGGGTACAAGTTGGACGTGAATGGTGTGGCTCGATTAAATAATGTCGCATTTGCCGCTTATAGATCTGAAATCCACACCCCAAATAGATCGTATACGGGTACAGTTGTGTTTAATAATGAATATTTTGATCAAAGTGGTAACTACGACACCGGTACTGGTTTGTTTACAGCACCGGTTGCCGGTATATACCATTTCAGTTTTAATGCGTATACCAATCAAGCCGGTAACACCTTATCTCGTTTACGCCTTTACAAAAATAACTTTCCATACACAGATAAAGGCGCCAGAATAGAACAACATGGTAATTGTATAGATGTCACCATTAAATTAGCGGCGAACGATACAGTTTCTTTGAGAGGCCATAGTAGCTACCCGGTTTATATGTATGCTTCATCTGGCAATAATATTTTTTGTGGTCATTTACTAACCGCGGTTTAACTATTATTATTTTAATCGTGGGTAAATATAAAATGACCGATTGTGTAGAATTGAATGTGACAAAGACTGTTAACGATGATGGAAGTGCTACATTTACATTAACAACATGCCCAGTGTGTTACAAGTGCCTCGAGCACGTAACACCAGACGTAGAAATTTGGTTACGTGACATTATACAGTGTAGAGCTTCACACGAAGGCGACGAGGTTTATAAAAAGGAATTGGATAAACACCTAAAGGAAGGCACACTTTCATCGGACATGACTAAGAGTAGTTTAATATTGAATTCTACAGTTAAACATATTCTACCAGAAGATTTGTAACTAACCCCAAGTAACTACGTCACTTCCATTTAATAATCTTCTCCCGATATATTAAATGCCTATCGAGACTCCAGCAGGAACCTTAGAGGTCGAGAACGCCAAGTTTCGTGCGGGTACTATCACGGCAACTCTAAGTGGGGTCGCATCGTCTATAACAAATCAAGCAAATTCCGCGACTATCACAGCCAGTGCCAGTGCCGGCAATAACACAATTGAATATTTTTGTAATAATATAACGTACCATTGCGATTAAGGGGCTTAAACTAGAAATTGATGAATTAAAGAAGTCGAGATGAATGTCGTAGATGTATTAGGACTCACGAGTTCTATCATAATAACACTCATGTTTATACCGGAGGTCACACACGTGTACAAAAATAGTGATGCGAAAGCCATAAATTATTCGTTTTTACATCTAAACCTCGTCGCGAGCGTTTTAGCGCTCGTATATTCCGTGCATTACCGAGTCATTCCCATGATAATTACGAATGTATCGGCCGGTTTATTTTCATTGGTGATGTATCATTTTAAATATGTAAATGAGGTTAAAGAAAATACTAGTAATAGTCATATAGCTTCTATAGTGTAGTGGTCATCACTTTGGACTTTGAATCCAACGACCCTGGTTCGAGTCCAGGTGGAAGCTGTATCCGGCCTTAGCTCAGTTGGAAGAGCAATGGATTGTAGTGGTATGATATAACCCTCCATGGGTCAGGTGTTCGAATCACCTAGGCCGGACCATTCCGTCTTAACTCAATCGGAAGAGTGTGAGGCTGTTAACCTCAAAGTACGGGGATCGAAACCCCGAGACGGAGACCAAGCACCAATAGCTCAGGGGTAGAGCGCGCGTTTAGTAAGCGCGAGGTCAGGAGTTCAAATCTCCTTTGGTGCAAACGAGATGACGCAGTGGAAGCGTGTTGGGCCCATAAAACACGTGTGTTTATTAGGGGCACCCAAAAGTCGGTTGATCGAAACAACCTCTCGTTATCTTTACATGTTATCCATCATGTAAAGATGACCCAGTTAAAAAAATAACCTCACTATATATAAAATGTCTGGTGGTATTGCCCAACTCGTCGCCGTCGGTGCTCAGGATGCCCATCTCGTCGGCCAACCCGAAGTCAGTTTCTTCAGATCGAACTATCGTCGTCACACGAATTTTGCTCAAACCGTGGAGCGTCAGGTGCTCCAGGGCATCCCAACCGCAGGTGGTATCTCTACCGTGCGTTTCGAACGCAAGGGGGATCTCCTCGGGTATTGCTACATCACGCGTCGCACACCACAAGCACTCACGACGTCTGATTGGATCGCCCGAATCAAGAAGGTTGAATTGTTGGTGGGGGGTCAAGTCATCGACGAACAAACGTCTGAATTCTCCCAATACATCGCGCCAGTGACGATGGCTCAAAACTATTCTAAGTCCGTCACCGCGGGTGCTGCCGCCCCGTGGTCGTTCTACCCACTCCACTTTTCTTTCTGTGAAAACTGGCAATCCGCGATTCCATTGATTGCGCTTCAGTACCACGACGTGGAATTACGCATCACGTGGAACACGCCAGTTAACACCGACTATGAAATTCACGCCCAATACATCTATTTGGACACCGATGAACGCACGGCGTTGGCGGGTACTCCACAAAACATGATCATCACCCAAACGCAACGTTCCGTCCAATCTACTACCGCGATCCAAGAGGTCAACTACAATCACCCAATCAAGTACCTCGCCGCGTACAATCCAAGCAATCTCGCGTTCATCAACAGTAAGCTTCGCTTGCAAATCAATGGTACCGATGTCACGGATGCCAAGCCTGTGAACCCACATTACACCACGTGCACGAAGTATTACCACACGACTTCTTCCGAAATTCGTGGTAGCGATGAAACCATGTTCTTGTACCCATTCTGCCTCGAGACCTCGAAGCTTCAGCCAACCGGTTCGCTCAACTTCAGCCGATTGGACTCCGCTCGTTTTGTGATTGATTCAGGTACCTTCGATGCCGATATGTACGCGGTCAACTATAACATCTTGCGTGTCGAGAACGGTATGGGTGGTTTGATGTACTCTAATTAAATTTATTTACACACTAATAACAAATGCTTTGGAAGTATTTGTTTCTTCTAGGGTTTGTGTTCGTGCTCACGTATGATCCAAAATCCAGGACACTCGAAAAATTCATTTCCCCCGTCAATCAGGAGGAAGCTACTTAAAAAGATTTAACGTTTCTATTACATAAATATGTTGTCTTTTGACCGCGAAACGCTCACGATCGTGGCCATCATAGTTTGTATCGCTGCGACTGCCTACATGTATAAGGAGTTTACGAAGGCAAAGAGTGACATCGAAAACATCAAAGGTTTCTGTAATAAAATCGTTCAAGCGCACACACCACCACCACCACAACCTTCAATCCCCCTTCGTCGTGATGACGACGCGGAAGACGAAGACGAAGATGAGGAACTGGTACACGTAAATAAAATCGCCGAGACCGAAGAAAATTAACATCTCAGAGAATTATAACTTGCGATCACGCAATGAAAAAATATAAAGCTATAGCGGTACCGGTAATATTTACGGGTGATAAACCAACATTCCTTACGGTGAGAGATAAGCGCTTTAAAGACTGGATATTCGTGACCGGGGGGTGTCGCCGAAGAGAGATTTTCAATCCAATTCGGTGTGCCCTTCGCGAACTTGAAGAAGAGACACGTGGTGTGGTCTCTTTGAAGAAAGGCGAATATACGGAATTTAAATTTACAGTAAAAGAGAGTCCGACCGTGGATCTCGAATATAACGTTTTTGTATTCTTTGTGAATTACACAAAACCAGAACAAATAGAACTCGTGCGAAAGTTCAATGATGAAAAACAAAAAACAATAATTAAAAAAATACAAAAACAACCAATAAAACGCACACACGATGAAAATGATTTCATGTCTTTCGATACTCTCCAGGAATTCAGATTGAAAAAACAGTGGGATCGTATCACGAAAAACATTCTAGAAAATCCGGATTTCTATTCGTGTGTCACATCCTTAAATAGAAAATCCTTTGCTATTAAATAATGAAGTCAAAGAACTACATTTTAATGCAAATACACGATTTACTAATAAATAGGTATTCATACACACCCAAAAGGGCGAATCAATACATAGAGGAACACAAAGAAGATAAGGTGTACGAACTTTTGGTCATCAAGAAGAAATTATCAGAAGATGAACCCGTGTATCCAGACATTTCTTATAGAAAGACCATGTGGCGTGACATTGAATACGGCGAAGAAGATTAAAAGAATAAATACATGTAATGGTAAGTATGTTCAAGGAGTGGTGCAAAAGTCATGGCTTCTTTGAAAAGAACCCCAATCCATCACACGTGTTCATGGACGGCGGTGTGCTGTCCGTACCGTTTGATAGATTGAATGATTTTTATAAAAAATACGTGGAGTGCATACATTTGAATGAAAAGGTGTATCTCGTCGAACAAAAGACCGTCGACGCCTATAACTTTTTCGTCGATCTCGATTATAAAGATGATGACCCGATGACCATCGAGGAAATACAACGAGTGTGTAAAGTCATATGTGATAAGGTTTCCAAATACGGCGGTAAAGACGCACTCGTGTGTGTATCTAAACCCAAGAGTGTCGGGGATCTGATAAAAACGGGTGTACACATCAACTGGCCGAATTTTCCGGTGAATCGTTCTTCCGCTTTAGCGCTCAGGGAACACGTGATAAATACATTAACTCTCGTGTACGGTTCGAAGGATTGGAATGAAATCGTGGATCTCTCCGTGTATGGAAGCAGTGAAAGAAATACGCGTGGGAGTGGTTTCAGAATGCCGTTTTCACACAAGTGGGTAACACACAGGGCGTGTAATGGAAAAGGGTGTGCGGCGTGTAATCGCGTGGGTAAAGAAACACAGAGTGAATATTTGCCCGTGCTCATGTACAAACATGGACCCCTGTCCATGTTTCAAAAAATATCACCGGAACCGACGGTCGAAATCATGGAGATGGCCACACTGCGCAGTGAGTGCACCGAACCAAACGTAATAGAAGGTGCGCGTCAGATGAAAACGGAGGGTGATTTTACGGCGAACCAAACAAAGAATGAACTCAAAGATCCCGAGACATGCGCGCTCTTGGAAACGTTCATTCGAAAAAATATGGAAGGACAAGCGCACGCGAGAATCAAAAATATTTATAAAGAAAAAAACAGTTACCTCGTGGCCACGACCTCTAAATATTGTGAAAATACAAAACGAAATCATGGATCAAATCATGTCTGGTTTCACGTATTGGGTGATACCGTATCCCAAAAATGTTTTTGTCGATGCGAAACCATGCGAGGTCGTTTTTATGGATTTTGTAAGGATTTTTCGGGTAGACGACACCAACTTCCACCGACGATCGTCGACCGACTTCAAGTCACGAAGTATAAATCCCCACCAAAGAAAAAGATAACAGAAGCGCCCAAGGTGGATCCAAACGAGGATTTGAAAATGTACATCAAGAAGTACATGATCGATGACGAAAATCTACAAATACATAAGATTAACAAAGAGAGGGGTAAAAAGAGTGTGATCACCACGAATCACGTGTGTCGGGTGTGTTCGACGAATGCAACGTTTACGGTGGTAAAGAGTGAAATACAACAGAACTGTAAGTGTTCAACTCGAAAACACAGGCTTATAGATAAAATAGTATCTAAATTATAAATGTTAGCGGTCGTTTTCTTGCTCGCGATCATTTATATGAGTTCTAAAATGGTGAGATGTGGCACTGATCCAGACGTCATCAATAATCTCATTAAGGAAACTCATAAGTACTCGGGTATAAATGGTATTTTATACCGAGAATTCCTAGCAAACATAAACATGGCCAGAGAATTTAGTGGTCATGAGGATATTTCACGCAAACTCCTCGAACGCGCGATGCATAATATAGAAGAACTCGGCCTATATGTGACTTCAACAGATACATCGGTCGCAGAAGAATTAAACGAAATAATGAACAAAATAACCATAGAATTCGAATACATGTATAGACGGACTTAAAGATGTAATCATTAAAAAGTATAAATGACTGTCCTTAAGACTCGATCGGGTAGAATTTCTAAAGCACCAGAACGCCTCGAAATCATTGAAGACGTTGAAGATGACTTCAGCGACGAAGATGATGTCGATTTCGATGAAGACGATTACGATTCCGAAACTGAATCTGAATCCGACTCCGATTTAGACGACGATGAAGACGCCGACGAAAACGGTAATTTGGCTGGATTTATTGTAGACGATGAGGAAGATGAAGATGAAGATGAGGAATAATCTAGTTAAAAAAATAAAACGCGAAATTATAAAATGGAGAGTGATATAGGCAATCCGATCGATTACAATCCAGACATCATAGAGAAGGAAGAGTCGCACGCACCCGAGGAACAGCCTGAACATGAACCCATGTATTACTATCCACCACCACAGCATCAACCGATGCACATGCAGAACTATCAAGAAAAGATAGATCTCTTCTCGAATCTAGACAAAACCGCGTACGTGGTTATATTCGTAGCCTTCATATTAGGCTTTTTCATGGGGAAAACCATGCAACCAGTCATCCTTCGGCCAGGATGAGAATCCCTTAAAATCTGGTGTAGGTTCATCCCTGGAATCTAGAAAATATGCTCGACTCACGACGAGTGGATCTTTAGATGCTGCTTCCGCGACTTCGGTCGCCGTGACGTATGGATCTTCTTCTTCCATCTTCCGTTTAAGCTCCCCGACTTCACGGTCTCTCACGCTTAAACCGAAAATGTATAACACGATAAGAATGGTCACCACGTTGAATGCGATGGTCAACATACTTATTATATGCTTGATTTTATTTTTAATATTTAGTTGGAGTTTACTTCTTCACCCTTTTCGACTTCCCCGTCTTCTTTCGTGTCTTGAGCCTCGACGCTCGTCTCTCTGGTCTTGCGACGCTCTTCGATTTCATTCGCGACGATTTCATCGGCTTCACGCACGAGCTCTTCCATGATGACGTCCGGCTTCTCCTTCTTCAGACGTTCGAGCACTTCGGCTGGGTGAGAGATCGGTGGTTCGTCTGGTTTCGTGTAATACTTGGAATTTTCATCACCGGGCTTCATGAACGTGTTCGCGGAGGATTCAATCATATCACGCTTACGCTCTTCAAACATCTTCGCCGCCATCGCTTGGTTTTCCTTGTACCCAGACATTAGTTCTTCCAGCTTCTCGTTGGTGTAATGCACGTCGTCGATCACGTTGGGATCCGGGGGGATCAACAGCCACTTGTACATGTCGACCACGTATATGTCGAACGTCGCGTCTTCTTTTTGAAGACGCTTCGCGTGCGACGCGGCTTCCTCCCGAGAATTGAAAGCACCTCGAATCTTGATGCCAAATTTGTCATTCTTTTGTGGACATTCCGGGCCAACCACCGACAGGCAGGCGTAAAGTTGACCGGGTACGACGGTGTAATCTTGTTCAAGAGACATTTCTATGTTATCATGCATTCAAAACTTTAAGCCAACTTAAAAACGTGGTGTCTTGTATTACAAATGGTACACACGTTTTGGAATACACAACCCATGCCCGTGGAACACAGTGTGCGTGTGGGTGAGATCGATTCGTCGAGAACGTGCAGCGATACACCTGTCGTGTTACCCGAGGGGTTCGAATGGTCGACGTGTTCCATAGACGAAGCGGCGCGGTTGTTGAGTTCGCATTACGTCCGCGATGAGCACTTTTCGTTGGAGTACTCGAGACAATTCATAAGTTGGGCCACGGATAAGGACTGGAACGTGTGTATACGAACTAAGACCGGTGGTAAACTCGTGGGGTTCATATCCGGTATGCCTTCTAAGTATAGGTTTCACACGGACGTGGTCGATGTGCTTCAGATAAACTTTCTGTGCGTTCACGACACGCTTCGTAATAAGGGTATGGCGCCTTTACTCATATCTGAAATACGTCGACGCGCGAATGTGGAGGGTATATGGCAAGCGGTGTACACGGCCGTCGCGGAACTCCCGACACCCTTGGTTAAGACCAATTATTGGCACAGACTTTTGAACGTACCGAAACTCAACCGGGCTAAATTTTCAAACGAACGGGAAAGACCACACGCGGTATCGGGTTCGTGCACACACAGACTCATCACGGATGAAGACGCATCCAAAGTCGCTGGTATACTCACCGAACACATGTCTAAATACGCGATCGCACCCATCATCGACGAAGATTACGTCACACGTTGGCTATCCCCGGTGGACGACATCGTGTACACATACATAAACGAGACGACCGGTCACGTCACGTCTTATTATTCCGTGCCGTACACGTCGGTGAAGACTGGCATCCGCGTGAAACAGGCGTACATGTTCTACGACACGGGCAAAGGAGACCTAAAAGACGCCACCGTGTTAGCTCGCAACGCGGGATTCGATGTATACAACACATTGGATGTTGGTTTGGATTCAAGTACACTTCGTGCTCATCGGTTCATGATGGGTAACGGCCATAATCATTGTTACGTCTACAATTGGTCTTGTGGAGACATAGGGTCGAGAGAAATATTTATGAGATTTTTCTAATTTTGAAAAGTAAAATAAAAAAAAATATTTTTTTCAAAACTTTTTTCTTTAAAAAGAAAGTGAAAAAAAAATTTTTTTATTTTTTGTTTTTAAATTCCCAAAAAGTATGGTGTTACTTTAAAAATTTATGTAGAGAGTATATACATTTTAAATCAATCGACGGGGTAGAGCTCTAAAGTAACACCATGTTTTTTCGAACTTTTTATGTAGAGAGTATATCTATTTTAAAACAAATGACGAGAATTTTGTAAAATTTTGAAAAGTAAAATAAAAAAAAATATTTTTTTCAAAACTTTTTTCTTTAAAAAGAAAGTGAAAAAAATATTTTTTTTTTTTTTGTTTTTAAATTCCCAAAAAGTATGGTGTTACTTTAAATGCCTTCCACATAGCATGTACAAAACATACACATAAAGAAAAGACTCGTCTTTACCACGAGTGATACCTAAGTCAAACGAGCAATATAAAAATATTAATTATTTTAATGGACGAGATACGGAGACACCATAACGCGGAGAAGCGGGAACTCATACAGAGAATATGTAGGGAAGGTGACGCCGTGTTAGACGTGGGGTGTGGGTTCGGTGGAGATCTCGGAAAATATAAACAGTGTAAAGTGAATCTCAGTGCGTGTGAACCACTCGAGGATGCACTGGAGGAAGCCAAATCTAGGGCGAAGACTTTCAAGATGCGCGTGAATTTTTATCTTGGAGACGTGATGTCTACACCAAACCGTAAGTACGATGTCGTGTGTTACAATTTTTCACTTCACTACATATTCGCGAGTGAAGACCTCTTCAGAAACACGACGCGCGAGATATCTAGGCGCATGAAACCCGGTGGGAAATTGATCGGCATCATACCCGATTCAAACCAAATCATATTCAAGACTCCACTCAAATATGGCAAGGAGAGTTTCTTTCTCATGAAATCCTCGAGTCACGGTGGATTTGGCGAGAAGTTGTTCGTGCACCTAGAAGAAACGCCGTATTACCAAGACGGCGCAAAGACGGAACCCATAGCACACCGCGATATATTAGTCACTCGTTTAGAAAAAATAGGATTTAGACTTCACTCGTGGGAACCACTCTCGGGGAACCCCGTTTCAGAACTCTACTCTAAATTTATCTTTGTATATAGGAGATGATACTCACACTGGTACTTTTAATCATAAACGTATTCATATTCATCAACACGAAAGAGCCAGAGAAGTTACGCGCCGTGAAAGAACGATATACAATTTTAAGGCGACACATACATGATTCGGGTGATCCAGAATTTGCACACCTCGTACACGAAATACCCATAACCGCGCATCACAGGCCGCAGCAAGGAAGCGTTGGATACAACATCAACAAAGGACACGAGATAGGTTTGTGTATAGACGGTGAAACCAATGAAATCATGCACGTGTTGATTCACGAACTCGCACACGGGTGTGTCGATGAGTACGAACACAGTTCAAGTTATTGGGATAAATACGATAAACTCAAGTCAATGTGTGTCGCCATAGGTATATACCAAGAGATACCAGAAAAGACTAAATTTTGTGGTAAGCACATTCAGGATAAATAATGTAGGTATAACATAATATGAATAGAAGCCTCTTTACTTTCCTTTTCATGTGGGTTGCGGTCATCGTCATCATGATGAGCCCAGTTCTCACAGAAAAGACGAACGAACGCCAAAAACCATGGATCACGTCCGCGCTCATACTCGGATTGATTCCATTGACGTTGAATTTGATCGCGCGCGGTGGGTACGCTCGATACATAAAATTGAATAATTTGGGTGTGGATCACAAATTCATGTTCTTGGCGTGTGGGATCGCCTACGCGTTTGCGTCTATATTTATAGTGTCGATACCAAAGGTGCGAAAAGACATGAACTCGTTCGGTAAGGATATCAACAGCACCGGAAATTCTTTGGCGCTGTTGATACCCGCGTTTATCGTCGGGTTAGTTGGTGCCAACATATTCAATGGTGGCAGTAGGTATATATATCGTTTGATGTATTAAGCGTATCGCTTGAGAACGTAGAAGATAGCCGCCGCCACCCCACCGGTGGCCGCGAGGCCGACCATGCTTCGATGTCCCTGTTCATTCAAGAACTGGGGCACGTAATTGGCGAGCTTTTCCTGAACAGGCTTACTAATGGCAGCCGCAGTACACGCCGCGACGACGACGGCTTGCATCTGCTCATCAGTAAGGTTGAATGGATTTTTAGTTTGCACCGCCATTTGTGGCTGTTGCTGTTGCTGCTGTTGCACGACCATGGGCTGTTGCATGACCACGGGCTGTTGAACCCGTGGGTCGGATTCCATCATAGGTGGTTCGAGTGGCATTTCTGGGTGTCCCATGATATCGGATATCGGTGTGGAATCCATGGTCATTTCTTTATTTTGACTCACATTTTTTTCGTGTTGATTGTTTTGCACGAATGATGTCGTCAGAGGAACCATACCATCATCATTTTCGGAAAGATTCAACGTCCGCACGTCGGTAGACATTTATGTATGTTGATTTTTTTGAAATGCGTGAGTGACGCGATTAAGTTTTACGTTTCGTCACGGTGAGACGTGTTTTCTTAGTTGCATTTTTTGCGTCGGCCTCCTGCTGTTCCAGGTACTTTGGATTGTATGTTTTTTTGTGCATGTTCCACAACTGCGGACTCCCCACCCTGAACCCGTTTCTAATCTTAGCCTTGTACCAAAAAACACAATCCGTTATTTTGTTGCTTTTCACCGTGTTATCCAAGACGAGACACTCGTAATTTTCTGTGCACGCATCCATCACCTTACAAAACATGTCGAACGATGGAAATATACCAAAGAAAGATTTATAGAGTTTTTCTCTGTTCTGTATGATGTTTTCTCTGAGTATGAATACATAATCTACGTTAGCGCGCAACGCTGGGGGTAAGTCCATGACGTATTGCATGGTGAGCATAAAAAACACGTTAAAGTGCCTTCCGTTCATGAAACACTGACGTATCCTGGTTTCTTTAATAAATTTCGAGTCATACATACAATCGTCGAGAAGCATGAATGCCCCGTTCGTTCTGTTTTTACCCTTGGTGCCGACGAGTTTTCTCTGCCTGGATAATACACGATCGACCGCCTCTCCGTCGTAATCACCGTAGACGCACACATCTGGCACAAAATTTCCATAAAAATGATTACCCTCTTCTGTGCCGGAAAGCACTATACCAGCTGGTATGTGTTTTTTGTAATACATGATGTCTTTCACTAATGTCGACTTACCAGTGTTACGTTTTCCTATGAAGACACATATTCTATCATCTTCCATCTTCTCTGGATTGAATTTTCGCAACTGAATGTTCATTCTAAAATAGTGTATCGTTTTATTTCACAAAATTTTACTCACAAATAATAGGAATGTCGGGTCGTTTAACGCTCGCCACCAAGGGAATCCAGGACAGATGGTTTACCGAAGAACCACAATATTCACACTTTCTTAGTCGATTTAGACGCCACACAAAGTTTGCTTTTGAACAAATTGAAATCCCATTTGAGCGCTTCGAAGAATACGGAAACGAAACGACTGCAATCATACCGACTAATTCGGGTGACTTGTTAAAGAGTGCGACTATTAACGTGGACTTACCTCCACCTAAACCACTCGCCGAAAATAACCGTTCGTTTACACTCACACAGGGTTCCACGGTCGGCGCACTCGATCTCGACGGTGACTCGACCACGAGTCTTAACGTATACCAGGGTATACAATACGTGTTCGAGAGCACGGACGAATTTGAAGTCGTTAACGTCGGTGTGAATGACGTCGTGCACGAGGAAGTGACACCGGGTAATTATAGAATTACTTTGAACATTCAGGTTAACATACAAGGTAATTATGCGAACAGTCGAATACGTTTGAAGAGCGACAATTCGTACGCGATGACGCTAAACGTCAAACAAATACGGTGGGACAAATCGACACCCACGAAAATGATAAAATATGCAGACCTCCTCATAGGTGGGCAGACAATTCAGCGCATCACGGGTGATTACATATACATGTATAATCAATTAATGTATACACAAAACGATTCAGACTTTACACTCGTCGCGACGACGCTTCATAACAGTTATCCGATCATCAACGACGCGACGTATAAACAATACACGGACTTTCAAAAATACAGAGTCCAATTACCCTTTTATTTTAATCGACATCCAAGTCTCGCCATTCCGGTGTGTGGGTTAGACGTACAGATGATCGAAATAAAGGTTAAATTTAAACCCGTGAACGAACTCACGATTGAATACGATATAAATACGGGTGTGTATTCGAATACATCCATCACGTGTGACGTGAAATTAAGAAATATGAGTCTCTACGGTGATTTCGTATACATCACGAGAGAAGAGAAGAACTTTATACTCACGAGACCCATCGAATACGTGATAACACAAACTCAACTCGCGGAAATAAAGATGGATCCGGGTGTTTCAAAGAAATCCGTCATGATAAATTTTAAACATCCAGTGAAAACACTCTTTTTCATCGCCAAAAGCGATGTGACTCGCGCACACGTGCCCATAAAGCGGGTACTTTTAAAATTCAACAATCACGAAATCATAAATGCAGATAATCTCATGCTCTCAGCCGAACAGCCGTTGAAGCATTACACGAATTCGATCGATGCGGATAACGAATTCGGTGTATACACGTTTTCTATGAAACCAGAAGTACATTACCCAACCGGACAAGTAAACATGAGCCGTGTCATACACAAACTTCTCGAAGTTGAACTCGATGGTACGAATGACGCGCACGCACACACACTTCACGTGTATGCATCGAATTATAACGTACTTCGAGTCAGTGGCGGTATCGCTGGGTTAAAATTTTAGAGGGTAATATTAGTAATGGCCGGTAGGATTCAATTAGAAACCGTGGGTCCACAGGACAGATTGTTCACCGACGATCCAGAATATACTTATTTCATAAAGAACTTCAAAAAACACTCGAATTATGCCAGATTTTACGAAGATCTAGATTTCGATGGTCACCCGGAGTTTGACGAAGAACTACGATGTGTTATTCCACAAAACCAAGGTGACCTGATAAAAGGTTTGAGTGTGAAAATGACACTCGGGGCGATAGATCAAAATCTACCCGGTGCGCGTGACCACGTGACGTACTGTGAATCGATAGCGCAAGCCATGATAGAATATGCGGATCTGTATATAGGTGGTACACTCATTCAACGAGTACCATCGGATATGTTCGCTATTCATTCGGAACTCTACGTCACGCAATCGAAACAAGCGGCACTCAACAAGCTCGTGGGTAAACCAAATAAGAACTTTCCGGTATACACCGACTACTTCAAAGAAATACGAGACGACAGAGTGGCGAGTTCTAAATTAGATACTTCATACAGAGTCGACATCCCATTTTACTTTCACGGGTACCCGGAATTAGCCATCCCACTTCACGCCATCACGAAACAGGAAGTCGAGGTGGTGATTAAATTTAGAAAGGCGGAAGATTGCATTTTTACAATAAATAACTCCCTCAATGAGTATAGTAGAAGTTATTACATCGGTCAAAATCCCACGGGACTCATCAAGAAGTTGAATCTCGCATTGGAGATGATATCTTTACAAGACATGAAGATGCCAAAACGTGTAGACTACGTGATCACACAGACGCAAATGAATACGTTTGAATTGAAAAGTGGGGACGGTAAATACGACGCACTACAACAAAGTAACGTACACGCGGTTCAATTGGATTTCACGAACTCCGTAAAGGAGTTGTTTTTTGTCGTACAGGATAAACTCGACAAAAACCCAAATGTAGAGAATGATTTCGTGACGCCCTATCAATATTCATCGGTCACGAACATAGACAATCACACATTTTTCACGAATAGCGAGCAAGTTAAATACATAGACTTGGATCTCGACGGCGATACCGTCATCGATGAAGTGACGGGTAATGTCGTGCACATTCGAGCGATTCAACCGTCCAAGCATCACTCCAGAACACCTTTGCTACGACGCTTTTACATGTACAGTTTCGCCTTAGAACCGGAACGATGGTATCCAACGGGGCAACTTAATTTTTCGGCCATAAAGAACCAAACACTAAAAATAGGTCTCTTTGACTACCCAAACATAGTAGACAAGCAACTTAGAGTCTACGCGCAAAGTTACAATATACTCCGCGTGGAGAACGGAACTGCAAATTTATTATTTAATACATAATGAAGACAGGTTTCGATTCTACATCAGCGGACAGCCCACAATCAGAAGAATACATGCAGGCGATGTCAAACATATTGGTACCCGTACTCGAACGAGCCATGTTACTCGCGTGTGAATACTCGAAGGCGTGTGGAAGAAGTGCGATTCTCATGAAAGACGTGGAATACGCGATGAAGTATTGCGCGATGCATGAGGTCGGTCAAAAAATTGGTTCATATTTCCCAGAAATATACGACGACGATGAGGATGACGAAGATGATATCGAAATTTTAGAGGAATGTGAGGGTGATTTCACTCGATATTCAGGTGATGACGTCGGAATGAACAAGATAAACGAATCCTATGATTTGTGGGATTCGTGGGTTCCCATGAATCCGTCAGAACAACTTTTAAAAAATGCAATCGATAGTAATGGACACTGAGCCCGAAGGATGGACGGATACTGAATATAAAAAATTTAGAGTCGGCGAATCGGAATCAGATGATGATTCAGACGAAGAAGATGAAGAAGATGAATCTAAGAAGGGTGGTGTCTCTAAAGCAAAGGGATATCAGGCCAAAGAATACAAAAAAATCCTATTCATAGAGGAACTCGTTTCGGAATAATTTTTTCTAATGGTAATATATAAAATATGTCGACCGCTGCCGAAACCATCACGCTCGTGAGTCAAGAACTTGAATCGCAATCCTTGAATGCCATCGTCGCCGGGTTTTCCTTCGCCGCGGCCCTCTCTTGGATGGACCTCGTCCGCTGGTTGGTTAACCAGGTCGTCAAGGTCAACAAGAACGGTGGTATGAACTACACCCTCACGGCGCTGTTCACCACTTTGTTGTCCATCGTGGTCTACCTCGGCGTCTCTCGTATGTCGGCTCGTGTCCAAAAGCCATCGCAACCAATCTACGCGGTCACTCGTTAAGATTGTTTCTTGGATACCAAAAGCATCACGACTCCGACCAATACTATCAAAAAGATGGATACAAAAGCATCCCATCTCTGCACATCCTCAAATTCGGGTATGTACACAGGTGGCGGGAGTGAATAATCCCGTTCTATTTTAGCCACATTTTCAAGTTTATCAGTCGAACACGTGAGTGCGAGTTTTAACACGTGATTTGCGTTTCTGAAATCGTACGGTATGAGACGCCCATTGCTACTGTAAAAGAATTGTACCCGTATACTCGTGATCGTTTGCTGTTTCCCGGAATCAAAGTTATGTTCGAGTGTATCGTCGGAACCAGAATAATTCACGACGTCTCCACACGCGAGTATTCGCCCAGTGTAAAACGGTGTGTCTGAATATATAGTCTTGTTAAATTCATCCGAACCACTACTTAACTTTAAAACGAATGCATCCACCCCTTGTAGATTTACACTTCCAGTTTTGAGTGAATTACCCGTCGAATGTACATTATTTGCAGGCAAACCAAGTATATCGTGAGGCGTCGTATACATAGCGGACGACGTGTATCCATTTTCACCTCCATAGAATGCGAATGTAAAATCACTCGCCGCGGTGAATGTTATGTCATTCGTAGTGGGTGCGTACGTCGCACCGGTGATAATCGTAGAAGATTGCAAGACGTTACTCGCTAAGTCGGTGCCGTCGTAGTTTCCAGTTGGAATCGAGACAATTTCGCTCGTAGATGACGTGTTTATCGTAAACGTATTATTCCTTTCGTGTATTAACAACTGACTATTATGAATCCGAGCGGACACGAGTGATATCTTAGACACATCGTATACGGGATTTTTGAGGTGTATGACATAGTCACCTGGTGTTGGATACGCGATCGGATCACGGTCACCACTATCTATGTCTAAGGTATGGACCTTCATTAAAATACATGGACAATATTTTAATGAGTGTATTACTCTGATTTTCGACTAAATTAACACAAGTGGTGCGCGTAAGGATTATTCAAAAGTTGACGTTTCGCAACACCCAGACTCGCCTGAGAAGCGTGTGGATTCGCATTTCCCTTGTACGAATTGAGATCGTGGAAGGCTGTGTTCGTGTACTGTTGCGTCCACCCACCCGCTTGAGGATTCACACGACCATCGACCCGGGTCGTGTCGCTTCGAACACTCGTGACCATACCACCTTGGTTCAATGGACCGGCGCGAACATTCATTCTACCCGGGTTCGCTGCACGATTCGCCTTACCACGACGTTCATCCGGTCTGAAACCATACTTGGCCAACTCTTCGGTCGTGTACGCACGGCTTCCACCGATCGATACTTCTGGTGAAGCGAGATAACCGTGTGCGTAACTGTGAATACCTGGTTGTGGTTGGTTTGTGTATTGGTATTGCTCCATGTTGCCATCTTTCTTGTTTCTGGTTGGATCCTGGGACACTGTGTTCGCGGAAATGAATCGCTTCGCCGGGGCTACGTTGAGTGTATCCGTTCGTAAGCCAGTCTCCGCACGATTCGTCGTGCGCTTCGTGCGTTCGTGTTCACCACGCGGGGTGCGACCAGACATGCCTTGTGCACGTCCAAACGTCATCGGGAGGCGCTCCGGCAAGAAAGCCGTCTTTTCGGGTCTATTGTGTGCCACCTCACCCGCGATGCCGCGTCGACCACCACTCACGTCTTGCGCGGGGCCAGATCTACCGGGGAGTGTGGTCAT